ACGTGATTCATGAGAAAAACAACCCCAAACCATTTAATGCGATTTTCAGCGAGATAACAAGGCCGGTCATGGAGCTTGTCTGGACTGACTCATACACGGATGATGGGGATTTATGCATATTAAGCCCTAGCTCGCCGTTAACAGTATCCCATGGGCTGGTACTGGACGAAAAGTCATGCGTGCTGGGTAATGCGCTCGGTTCGGCAATGGCGGATATCTACAATTTTTTTAATTGCACACTCGTTGGTAATTACGATGCCGCGTATGGTTCTATTTTCCGTACAGAATCGGGAGGTAGTGTTACAGGGACGCTAAATCTAACAAACACAATTATCTACAACAAAACGCCTGTGGTAGGTTCGCTTGGGTTTAATTTCGATGCTGCCGTACCCGCTGACGACCAAATAACGCTCATGGACAGTCAGTGCTGGTATCAGATTGACGATAAATACCACGGGGTTACGAGCGCGACGAAGACTGCCGGTGTTACGGTTGGCTATGGTGGGAATGATATAGAAGAAGATCCTGAGTTCTTCGACATCACTAGGAGCGCCGCGAACTGGGATTTAACGCAGGGCCTCGGTGTAGGTACGGTTGCTTCAGTTGTCGCTGACATGCTTAACATCAACGGGTATGACGATGCAACTAAGTCACAGATTGCAGCTAACGCATCTCCCCGAAGGCCGATTGATCTGCATGTGTGGGTGCGCGACGGGTACAGGACGAAAAACGTTTTACTCGAAAACGCAGGCGAGGGCGGCGTAACTATCGGCGCGATGGAGTATGTTGCGGCGGGCGCGTCAATAACGTCTGTACCTGCTACAGTTGCGCGTGGTGAGGCAGGGATTATTATCGGTATAACTAGTGCCAGCGTGTCTCAGGGGGGAGCCGCACTGACGTACAACGGTATCCCTTGCACTATAACAACGTACCCCGGCGCTAGTGGAGATTTAATTGCAACTATGCCATCAGCCGGTGCGATTGGTTTATACGATGTCACAGGGTATTCGTTTGTATATACGGACGATGATACTAGTTTTGACACCAGTTCTGAGATACCGTTTACCCCCGCCGCTGGTCGTAGCTACATTAATCTAGTAAGTCCAGTTTGGCCAACAATTGGCTACATGCTATTTGGATTTACCGGTGCCCCTGATCCTGTAACCGGGGATCAGCTTGAGTGCGACACGTTGACAATTCCATCCAATATCGCCAATTTCCCCGAGGCAACGAGCGAATTTAGGCTGTCCAGTATGCCGACGGTAAATCAAACTACAACATGCCAGATAATCCGAGCAGCAACAGGCGTAAGGTCTGCGGATTGGGTGATAACGTGGGTTGTGGCCGCTGCAATATCACTAGTCATACAGTCATCATCGCAAGCGATGTCGGCTGAAAATATCGCGCTCTCACAGAATAGTGCTTTATCAGTCAGTCCGCTTAGGCAGTTACAAACGAGTGGTGTAGTGGTGTTGGCGCAACATAATTCGATCACTGTTCATGATCTGTTTCAAAGCCAGCAGTTTGATAGCTTGGCATTAACACAGCATGGTGTGTTGAGTGTTCAGGAGAGTGCGCAGAGTCAAGCTTTAGACGGTGTGGCACTCGGGGCTGGTGGGCTGGTTGTGGATGATCTCGCGCAGTTTCAGTTAATTCAGCATGTCGGCTTTGGTGCTGTGTTTGGTTGGCTTGAGGGGACATTGGTGATTATCTCAGTATTAGACGGTAAATTTGAAATAAGACCAGGAAAGTAATTTTTCTGGTCGCTATTCCGGGGCTAAGTAGTAGCCCTACAATCAATTGAGGTAAGTGATAATGGCAAAATCAACGCATGATAGTGTGGCGGATGCTGGGCTAGACGTTATTGCAACGGGTACTCAGCAGCATGTTTGTTCTGCGCAGCCGCTAACGAGGGCGGAGGCTGTCACCACTTACAACCTGGCGAGTGTGGCAATGTCCGCACCAGACTACACCACGGCTAATGGTGATGTCTCTGGGCGTAAGGTAACGGTGGGTGCTAAGGCGGATGTGAGCATTACATCGACTGGAACAGGTAATCATGTTGCGATTACTGATGGCGTCAATCTTCTTGACGTAACCACATGCACGAGTCAGGCGTTAACGTCTGGTGGTGCGGTCGATATCCCTGCGTGGGATCACGAGATTGGAGACCCAACATGATGAAAGTTGCGATCGTGGAAGCTAGCATTAAAGATGGCAAAGAAGAACGCGTTGCAGGTGAAGTTGTAATCTCAAAATCAACTGAAGATGAAGTTAAGCTGCGTAGCTGGGTTCAATTCGGCTGGGCAAGGGATGTGGATACAGGTGAGCAAGGTGAGCGCATACCGGGCCCTAATAAGCTTAAGGTAAAAAATGTTAGGCAGGATGCAGCAAGCGAGATCGTATAGATGTCACTCACGTTATTAGCGGGTAAAAATAGTAATCTACTGATTTTTTCAGGGTTGATAAACGGTCTTAGTAGGTTTAGTGGTGCGGCATATCCGGCAGTCAATGACGCGAGCGGTACGGCAGAGCTGCTGAATCAAGATGAAACTAGCACAGGTGGAACGCCTGTTAGTTTTTCTTATATTAAGAGCTCGCAGGGTGATTACTTCGCGCAAGTCCCTGCGGATTGGTCTCTTACCGCCGGTGTAAAATATAAAATACGCGTATTTCTGGTGGGTAAGGCTGGCGAAGAGCTTGACGGGATTTACCCCGTTACTGCCTCTGACCGTACTACATAGCAGTGCGGGGTGTCCCTGGCACTTGCTCCACCAACCACGGGTAATTCGAACCGTGGAGAATTCGTAATTGTTGAGCCTTTAAGGTCTCGGCAGAAAATCAATTGAAATAGAGAAGGTTGGTTCCGGGGTATATAAAACACGTGTGCGATAGCAACGAAGACAACCTGCCAAAAACACAAAAAGAATTAGCTGCGCATATAGGGCTTGAGACTGATCGCAGTGTTCGTGAGATATGCACGCGTCTGGGGTTGGATAGTAAGACCATCAGTCAGCGTGATTTTAGACTTGCTTATATAAAAGATCAGCGTGAAACGGCTGCAGGCCGTGGTGGTGATCAAGCCAGCTCGCTGGCGAAAGCCCGTACGCGTGAATCGCAAGTAAACACAATGTGCAAAGAGCTTCAGCTGGCTAAAGACTCAGATGTTGTTGTTGAATCTGAGGTTTATGAACGTGAACTAGAGCAGGCCATAACAGCCTCGCGTCAAATGTTACTGAGTATTTCAGAGGGGCTGAAAACAGAAATAGACGCTCGATATGGGATAGACCTTGATGCATCAATTATCGACGAATCCATCTACTCAGCCTTGTCCGAGTTGGCTGGATACGACTCGGAACGCGAGGCGGCTAATATCGAAGGCGTGGAAGCGTTGGTTGCCGCCGCCGAAGATGTCGACGCTGGAGTGGTCGAATAGGTATAGGTTTGTATCGTCTAAGGCTAGTGCAAGATCCGGTAAATATAAGTCAAGCGTCACGCCGTATATAGATGGCATTCTGGATGCTGTAGACGATCCTAATATCCATGAGATAGTCGGTATGAAGTCCGCACAGGTCGCGTGGACAGAGTTGGTCAATAATGTAATCGGTAAGCGTGCTGATATTGATCCTCTCAAAATAATCATCATGTTTCCAACGCTCAAAGCGTCGAAGAAATACAGTATTAAAAAGTTCCGCCCAATGGTGGAGGCGACGCCTCGGTTAAGGGCGAAGATTGACCTGAGTGGGTCGCGTAAAAGCGGTAACACCTGGGACTTCTGGAACTTCCCTGGTGGCTCTGTTGAGTTTGTCACCTCGCGTGCTATTTCAGATCTAAAGTCTGATGCGATTCCTTTTATCGTCGTCGAAGAGCCTGCCGATGCTGCTACGGATGTTAATGCGCAGGGTGATTCGATAGCGCTTATTCGCGAGCGTGCAAAGACCTATAATAGGTGGAAGATGATCATCGGTGGTACGCCATCGGTTAAAGGTGCTTGCCCGGTTGAGGCGCAGTATGAGCGTGGCGATAAGCGTAAGTTTTATGTTGAGTGCCGCAATTGTGGTGATCGTCATGTGCTCGGTTTTGAAAACCTCAGGTGGGATGAGGGAAAGGCAGAAGATGCTTTCTATCACGCACCGTGCTGTGATACCGCATGGAATGATAACGACAAGAATTGGTCTGTTAAACATGGCGAGTGGCGTGCTACTGCACCCTTTAAAGGCGTGGCCAGTTTTTGGATAAATGAGCTATATAGTCCGTTTCCCGGTTCTAAAATTGCACTATTGGCGCAAAAGTGGGAGGACGCAAAGGGGGAGGCCGCGCAAGGCAAGATTGAAAAGTTGGTGGTGTTCGTTAACTCTTCTATGGGCATCCCGTATCAGCATGCTGGGCTTGATCTCGACATGGAAGAGATGGCCAAACGTGCGGATGACTATCAAGAGTTTCATGTGCCAGCGGGTGTGCTGCGGTTAACCGCTGGGGTTGATGTGCAGAGGGATCGATTGGCGGTCACCATTTGGGGCTTTGGCCGTGGTATGGAGCGCTGGTTGATTTACTGGGGTGAGCTACCAGCCAAAGAAAGAACAGCAGATAAGAAAGACCCCGTGTGGGATGCGCTCGATAGCCTGTTATGGGATGCCCGAAAGTTTAAGCATGCGCTGGGTTATCCCATGCATGTTGCCGCTGCCGGGCTCGATTGTTCGGATGGTAACTTTTCCGAGATCGGTTACTGGTATGTGCGAGACCGCAAGCGAAAGCGACACAACATACTAGCGATTAAAGGCAGTAGTCATGATTACGGTGTCAAGGAAATCTTTACAAAACCAGCACCACTGGATCGACGTGGCAAGAACAGCAGCAAAGCCGCGAAGATGGGTGTTCAGGTGCACATCATTGGTACCTATAAGGCCAAGGATTATCTGATAGGTGAGCATGGTTGCTTTCACCTGCAAGGTGCGGGGTCGGGGCGTGTGCATTGGTATAAAGAAGTTCGGGCGGATTTTTTAGAGCAGATATTTTCAGAAATTAAAATTCCATCCCGTCGATCAGGCGGAAAGATGACGTATGAAGTTAAGTCTGGCGTGCGTAATGAAGGGCTTGATTGTACTGTGATGTCTGAACATTCAGCGCGTGAAATAAGGTTGCATACCTGGGACGATACCAGGTGGGATGATCTAGAACATAAGTTGAAACAGGTGGATTTGTTTACTGTCGCACCGAACTGTGTCGATGCAGAAGGCAGGCCCAAAAAAACATCACTAGCCGCGCTAGGTCAACACTTTAATGGGTAAATCATGGCAATAGATTATGCAGCACAATTGGCGGATGCCAAGACCGCACTACATGCGTTGGTCATGGGTGATTCGATTGTGACCGTCACGGTCAATGGCCGGACTACTCAGTACACGCCCGCCACAGAAAAGAAGTTACGCCGTTACATAGCGGAACTTGAAGCGGAAGTGGGTGATGTGTCCAAGGGCTATCGTGGCCCGATTAGGCATTACAACTAATGAGTGCTAATCAATCGCTAATTGTCGACATGGATGGCAATAACTTCCCGTCGTCGTCTATGAGTGGCTATACCGGTGGGCAGTCGGACCACGATATGCTGAGATGGAATCCGCCTGTGCGTTCAGCAGATGCAGAGCTGCTGCCAGACATGAATGGCATGGTGGGCCGCGCCCACGACATGCACCGCAACATGCCGCTGGCTGCCGGTGCCGCACAGATTCATACTGATAATATCATTGGTTCGGGTCTTCGTCTTTCGGCAAAGCCTGACTATAAAGCACTGGGGTTGGATGCAGAATGGGCAGCTGAGTGGTCGCGCATCGCTGAGGCAAAGTTTCGTGCGTTTGCAGATGATCCCGCTTGCTATATCGATGCGGGGCGGCGTTTAACCTTTGGTGCGATGCAGGTGCTTGCACAGCAACAACTGCTAGGCCCGGGTGAAATTCTGGGTACGGCTGAATGGCTGCCGGATCGTGGTTGCCAGTATGCCACTGCCATACAAATGATTGACCCAGCGCGCCTGAGTAATCCAAGTGGCCAAATGGATACCGCTACACTCCGCGGTGGTGTTGAGATGGATAAACACAGTGCGGCACATACCTACCATTTCCGCAGTGCGCTGCAGAGTGATATGCGCTTTGCTGGCAGCCATACCTACATCTGGCAGCCTGTCGCGCGTGAGACTGACTGGGGTCGTCAACAGGTTATCCACCTGTATGAGCAAAAACGCCCGGGTCAATCACGTGGCATCACCGGGCTTGCGACTGTTATCGCTAACAGCTTTAAGTTAGACCAGCTGCAGAATGTCACCATGGATGCGGCGGTGCTAAATGCAATGTATGCGGCGGTGCTTAAAACAGATATGAATTATGCGCAGGCTGCCGAAACGCTTGGTGCTGAGGATGTTGCGCCTTATCTTACTGGCGTGATGAGTGCGGGGCAGTCTTTTTATGGTGAGCGTGGTGTGCGCGTCAATGGCAAACAAGTTACGCGCCTGATGCCCGGCGATGATCTTAGTTTTAATTCGGTTAATCAGCCGGGCCCTAACTTTGCGCAGTTTGAAAAGTCCTTCTTAAGGAATCTTGCAGCGGGCTGGAATCTCACTTATGAGCAGTTGGCAAGGGATTACACGCAAACAAACTACAGTGGCGCGCGTGCTGGCTTGATGGAAGCATGGAAATTCTTCATGGGTCGGCGTGATCTGTATGGCGCGCGGTTTGCTGCAATGGTTTATTCCCTCTGGCTAGAAGAAGCAGTCGACAAAGGTGAGGTTGAGTTGCCGGGTGGTGCGCCAGATTTCTACGACGCCAAAGCGGCTTACTGCCGGTCTAAATGGATCGGTCCAGGCAAAGGCGCAATCGATCCACTGAAAGAATCAAAAGCTGATGAACTTGAAATGGATATGGGGACGCTCACTTTTGAGGATGCTTGTGCGTCACGCGGAAAGGACTGGGAAGAGAATATCGACCAGATCGCCAGAGAGAATGCGTATATGACCAAGCAAGGTGTCACTCGTTCTAGCCTGCGTGCCTATATGGCCCCAGAAGTTGCTGCAACAGAATAACCATTAACTAATCGCGCAAGCGCGCAAAACATAAGCAAAGGGCTGCAATCGTGCGGCCCTTTTTTATTTGGAGCAATTAATGCGTAATCCACTTATCGCATCGCGGCTGTTCAACATCCCGTTGATGGTGCTGCCGGACAAGCTGGACGCGGTTATCTTCGGCCTGCAAGAACGCATCGGTATTCATGTTGAGGATGCGCCAGAGCCTAGCATGTACCTCACGCAGTCAGGTGAGCGTCGTGAGCCGGGTTATCAGGTGATTGATGGTGTTGCAGTTATTGAGGTGTTTGGTGGTCTTGCACACCGTGGAGGCCTTCAGGCAGATAGTTCGTACATTCTTGGTTATCAAACCATTGCCCGTCGGTTGACGGCTGCGCTGGAGGATTCGGGCGTACATACGGTGCTGATGGTGCTTGATTCGCCAGGCGGTGAAGTCTCTGGTGTGTTCTCACTGGCAGAGCAGATATATAACGCGCGTGGCACTAAACGAATCGTGGCGGCTGTGAGTGACATGGCTTGCTCTGCAGGCTACCTGATTGCATCGGCTTGTGGTGAGGTCTACGCCTCTGAAACGGCGTGCCTCGGTTCGATTGGTGTCGTGATGCGGCATGTGGACCAGTCTAAGCGTATCGAAAAAATGGGTATGACAATCACCCATATCTTTATGGGTGATCACAAAGTAGATGGCAATCCATTTGAGCCATTGCCCGAAGATGTTCGTGCTCGCTATCAAAATGTTTGTATCAAGCTATACACCATGTTCACGCAGCGTGTGGCGCTTTATCTGGGTATGGATGTGCAGGCTGTTATCAACACGCAGGCGGCGGTTTATGTGGGTGACGAGTCCCTGAATGTTGGGCTGGCGAATGGCGTTGAATCAACAGATGAAACGATTTCCCGATTGATTTCGGAAAGAGGTGGCGCGGGTTCGCGTCAAACAATAACCGGCATGGAGACAAGTACTATGTCAACGGAAAAAAAAGAGCCAAAGGCGGGTCAAGTGACAAAGCCAGCGGCAACTGCAGCGGCCAGCGAACCCACTACTACATCAGAAGTGGTTGAGCAGCCTGCAGCAGCAACAGAGCAGCCAGCGGCGGTAACGTCTGACGTTCAGGCTGATGTACCTGATGGGGCCGCATTAGAACGCACCCGAATCAAAACCATTATGTCTAGTG